CCAGTGGGGTTTGTTTGTTTTCTATTTATATAAGCCATTATGTTAACGCCTCTTGTGGTATGCCATCTGGATAATCTAGGCAGAGCTGGGCACTGTCTCTAGTCTTTGTTAATCGGTCAATAATTTCTTGATCGTTTCCAGTGTAGGCTAATAGTTCGGCCTCTGTTGTGTCAAGCTGGGCTTGAAAAGCGTCTATTAAATATTGATCCGCCATTTTATTTATTCTCCAATGAGACATGATAAATTAAGCCGTCCGGTTGAACCGATGCTGTTTGGCCAGTTATATTAAATACTTCTAAGTACGCAGTCTCTCCAACATCAACCCTAATTTTAAAATCAATTTCAAAACCAAAACTGCCAACTACATTACCACCGTAAGGATATCTTTTTACTAGCCATGTTCCCGCACCTGCCCCCGTTTTTATCCCTCTGTATTCCATTATCGGCGGGCTATTTGTACCATTTATAGATACATTTCCTGACGCTTTAATTGTCCAAATACCGCTATTACTTCCGGTTGGGGTTAATACACCTGTCGCTCCGTTGAAATCGGTTCCAACATCTGGATTATTTGTTATAACGACATTTGGTATAAGTGTAACAGGAGTTAAATCGGGTAGCGTTTGGGTTGCGGTTCTTGTTCTGCAATAATATTGTGTTAGTGTTGGAATCCCACTCCCACCCGTTGGCAATGTAACATCCGTCGAGTTATTGCCAGCATTATCTACAACTGAGGTAGCGTTTAGAAAATTAATTTTTGATCGTTGAGCCAATGGCGTACCGTTATCTTCAACTTGTTTCACAACATTAGTTAAACCGCCACCAACTGCTCCGCCCGATCCAACAAAATTAACTGCCGTAAATGTTCCGTTACCGTTGCCAGTAATGACAATGCCGTTGGCCAAGTTTCTTATAATAAAACTATCAAACGCATCACTAGTAGTGTCTCGTGCTGTAATTTCTTGAGCTGACAACGAGTTAGCAACAACATCGCCTTCACCGTCAAGACTAAACGTCAAAGATGCGGCATTATTGAATCCCCTTAAAATTGGATCGCCGTCACTGCCTGAGCCAACCCTAATGTCAACAGGCCCATTAGATGGACTAGTCAAAATATCTTTTCCGGTGTTATAAGCATCTTGCAATGATATTGCGATATCAGTCAGACCAGAACCATCACCGGAAACGGTGTTAAATACAGCGTCACCGTTAAACGGAATAGAGTAGTTTGGACTCGATATTGTGCCAGAGGGAGACACATTACCGGCCCCAGTAACAGCAAAAGTTATACTTGCCGCACCGTTTTGACCTTCAATAATATTATCAGTGTCAGCAGTTGAACCCCTACGAATCTTAACAGCTTCACTTGTTGAATCAGTTGTTATTAATTCGCTAACGTTGTAGGTGTCCTGCATGCTGATATTTATAGCGGATGGGCTATCAATAAATGTAAATGCGTCAACACCATAGCTAAACGTAAAATCCTTAATACCGCCAGCTGTACCAATTTTAGATGCCAATGTATGAAATCTAACCCGCTGACCTATCGAAATCATAACAGGGGCAGGTGACACACCCGCAATTAATTGAAAGAACGAGTCACCAGCGTCCATATCTAATACAGCTGAATTCATCACAACTATAGGAGGGACACCTAAATCACCGTTTGGCAACCCTGATCCACTATCAACAACGTTACCGTCATTGTCAGCTGTGTAAATTTCAACAAATATCTGTTCTTGGGCTGAAGATGAATCAACTGAAACCTGAACAATACCTTGCTGTACCTCTGGATCAAATGTAAAGTTTTGAGTCGCTGCTATTGATATATGATCTTGAGTTACACCAATTGTTTGATTGTCATTTACTGCAACAACCTGAGTGGCTAGCAACGTTGAGCCTTTTGTCGTCTGTTCAGCGACATAAAAAGTACCAGCCCCTAAAACAACTGTGTCGGCTGTAAAATTAGTTCGAGTAAAACCAGCTGGGGTTAAACCAATTGATATTCTAGTTGTATTAATTGTATCAACAAAAATAGAGCCTTCAGTTGCATGAACTTTAGTTACAATAGCAACAGCAATACCATTAACCGGCGGCAATGTGTTTGTTAGTAATCCGTTTTCACCAATGTACAACGGTTGATTAACTGACCACAGTGAAGTGTTCATATTGTTAATATCACCGATGATAGTCATTTTCGGCTTTTCACCAATATTGGCACTAGTTGTATTAATCCCCAGTAAATCACCCTGAGTTACATCAGCAGCAGATACTACGTCAACAAGCTTAAACTCTTCATCACCAACTTTTGAACCCATTGAACGCCATATTTTTGGGTTTAATGTAGTCGCTGAGTTTGACGAATCATTGACAGATTTAAAAAACAGTTCTTGGCCAACGTTTTGAACCTGTCCGTCAACGGTTTCCGGTAAATTATAAGTATCAGTTGATGGATTATAAATAACACCAACCTGCTGCCATACATTAGAGCCTGCAATGACGGCAACGACAGCCTTAAAAGCAATCTTAGTATCTGTCGCCCACCAAGTCTCATTTAAAAATGATGCGGGATTCATTAATAAAATATTAGCTTGGGTTTCATAGCCGTCATATTCCTGAATGATATTACCCGCGTTTAATATATCATTTCCCTGCATGTCTAAATTTCCCGACATGCTTTGGTCTGCTGTTTCTTGGGTGTTTATATAACTATCAATTACATCGTCATTAAACACACGATGATCACTAGCTAAAATATTGCCAGTACCACTTGGAAATGTAGTATTACTATCCCCTTTTAGCGTGGCCTTGTCTTTTGCTGTCATAGCGCCCCCTTATGAATAATCAGCGTTTGAGTAATCCGCAAAATTATAGTCTTGACCGATTGGTGTATCACCTGAATCATTGGCAATAATAGGTCTAGCTGTAATTAATCTGGATATAAATTTTCGTGCTTGAATTATTCTGGCTCTCATACATCAGACCCCGTGACCCACAACACACAGGTTGCATCAAGCTCTGCGAAGTCAGCACTACCTAGAATATAAGAGAAATTAGCTAGGGCCGAGTTATCATAAACAGCAGTAACGGGAGTACCAACTTTACCCGTTGCGCTAACATCTTCAGCAGATAAAAACGCAGCAGAGGCACCAACAACACCAACTGACACGGTCTTTGTTATGCCTGTCGATTCAGCTGTATTGATTTTTAAATATGCACCGTATGCTTGAATGGTTTTTGGGGCTTTAATTCCGGTATCGATTGCGCTAGCCGTAGCGGTTGCAACAACAGGAAACTCAAAGGTTTGCATGTAAGAGTCTTGAGTATTGTTAGCTGTACCAGTACGACCAGATAAGCCTAATTTTGTATAACGTGTAGGATTTGCCATTGTTTTTAATCTCGTTTAATTAATAAACGCTCATTTGAGCGAGATAAAAAAGGGGCCGACTGACCCCTTAGTTTTATACGTTGATATTACCTGAGCCAAAATAAGCCCGCGAATCAGTCCAACCAACAGCAAAACGTGTCATGCCTTTGTGACGATAATCACTTGTTCCGAAATCGTTGTCTGTTTCAAAACGCTGTTCTGAACGTCTAAAGAATTTACCACCATTCTCGCAGTTAGTTCTAATAAACCAATTATTAGGATCAATAAAACGATGATTGACATGATAACCTTTTGGCAACATACCAGTTGAACGCAATGCATTAATGGCGTTATTGCCTGTGTCATTTTGTAACGGGCTACCTAAGATTCGTTCAGCAATGAACTGTAATTGACGCGGAATGTGTAAAGATTCAACGCGGCAATCAATTAATAAACCAGCATCATCACGGAAATCACCAACAGCAATCAAAGCGTCTTCTAAAGCAGCTTCTGACAAATCAGCAGCAACAGGAAGCATATTCGAGAACGTGCCACCCTTGATCAACTTATGAGAGTTATTAAATAAACTAACACCATCCCATGAAGTAAAGTTGTTGTCATACGCATTATTAAACACGTTTGCCGCGACTTGCTCTTCAGTATGAGTTAATGAACGTTTAAGAGCGCGACCAATGAATGCCATTTGATCCATGTATTGATTATCTTCGATGGCTTCCCAAGTGATGATTGCACCAAGGGCATAGACGACATTGTAATAAAGCTTCGCTGCGCCTTCTTGCGTGCCGTCATACTCAAGCCCCGCCCCTTCTGGCTTAACTTTGGCCATGCCTAATGCAGCTTGCGGCACATCAGTTTCATAGTTTTTAGTTGAGCGTTTTAGATCTAAAATCTTAGTCCATTCAGGGACATAATCTTTATAATCTGTGTTTGTTATTGCGTTAATACCAGCTTCAAGCTGTCGAGCCATATTGCCCGTGGAAATTACACCACCAGTTACACTAGTCATATTTATACTCCAGTTTTGTTAGAATAAGGATCAGTGTTAATAGTGCAATACCATAACGCGAACTCACCAGACTCATTATCAATAGTGCCGTCATATGACATTAGGCGCAAGGGTAATGTATCGGTGGTATTAATAGAGCTAGAGTCAATTAATGACCCGCTCATTCTAGTAGCTGGATCACCAGTTCCGACAACAAATCCAACGTTTCCGCCATTGCTATCTTGAGCCAATGCACCGCCCACACTATCTTCTTGAGCAACATAAATTACATTTCGATCCACAGGAATTTCAACAAGAATATCAGTTGATTGCGCACCTGCTGGACGATAACCAGTATATAAAAGATTGGGGTCTTGATGTGCAAGAATGCCAGTAATAGCGCCTGCAAGTTCACCCGCAACAACAGTACCGCTAAGCGCTGTCACAACCTCATAAAATTTACTATCAATATGGTGTTTTACCTGCTCACCAGTATGAACAACCATATCACCGTTAAAAAAAGCGGCCGTGTCTGCTGCTTTAATTAATACTGTCATTGTCTTACCGCACCATGGGCTGCCGTCTCGTGTTTGTACAGGACGGAAACCAAATGCCCTAGCTTCATTAGCCATTTGTATTACCTATTTATTTAGTTAATTGCTGTTGTATGCTCTTAAAACCAGTTTCATTTCCGCCGACTTTTGGAGCGTATGTTTCTACAGTCCCAGCTCTTTCACCGTCCTGATTCGTTCCACGTTGCAACCCTTCTTGAATATCTGTCATTCTAGTTTGGTGCTCTGATACTTCATCTAGTAACAAGTCATCAATCGGTTTACTCATTAAAACAGCGTCTAAACTGTCTGTAGTATGACCACGACCAACGGGCATTGTCACCGCCTGAGACATTTTTGACCCACCTTCGTTCTTTGAAGAGAAGTATGACCCAGTTGTTTTTTGAGCGCCTTCAATTTCTACAATTGACCACCCATTATTGATATATGTATGAATTGCGCCTTTTTCATCATTAACCCAGCGAAGATGACAATTTTTTAAATGATCATGTTCGTCAACTAATTCCGACACATCCATTTTAGCACGATTACCAACAAAGTTTCTTTTAACTTTTGATGTCTCGGACTCTCTACTTACACTAACTCGTTCGTTTTTTCTGCCGCGTGTTGTCATGATTAAGTTCCTGATACATTTTTAAGAAATTCATCTGCTGCTGCTTTATCATTATTTTCAATAAAATAATTATATAAACCTCTTGCATTATCATCGAGCTTAGACAACGCGGCCTCTTTAGAGGGTTTTACACTTTTTTTGCTAGGTTGTCCAGTCTTTGCGGGTTTTTTAGCTTGCTTTTGATTGTATTTTGGTGTATTTGCCTTGACCTGCTTTAATGAGCTTTTCATTAATCGACGAACTTCTCTGTCGGTCATTGCCGGATTGTATTGCGAATCGACTAGACTGCTAACTGCTCTATCAAGTTCAGCGTCATAATCTGCTGATTGCTGATCTAAAACGGGATAATCTTCACGAAAATATTGAACCTCTTCAGTATGTGATTGCGGCACCTGAGCCGGTTGCTGCACTTGCTCATTAAGTGCTTCATCGCGCTTAACTTCAGCCTTGGTTATCTGCGCCTGAATCTTGACAGCTTGCTTTGTGTCCATATCCTCATGAGCTTTTTCTAACTTAGCTTCAAGCCCTGTGATCTTTTCTTCGTATTTACTTTGAAGCATTTCTTTTTGACTAGCTAACACCTTATTAACATTGTTGGCAAGCGCCTTGTTTTCTTTTTGTATTCGCTGAAGATCCTGATTACGCTCATAGTATTGATCGAACGCTTTTTTACCACGATACATCTCAGGATCACCACCACCTGCAACATATTCTTCTAACGTTTTGTGGCCATGGTTTTCTTGGGTTTCTTCAGTTTGTTGAACCTCTTCCTGTTCAACCTGTTCTGGCGCTTCTGCTTCAATCTCGGATGTATTAATTTCGTCAGTCATACTTTGCCCCCTACAACACCTAAAATATCTTCGTCATTCATTACATGATAAAAAGTCCCATCGTCGCCACTTGGGATTTGCTCGCCCGCATACGCTTTAAATTGAACCATTTCGCCAACTGCTGCCCATGGCTTAAGACCATCTTTAGTCTGTTTGTCCCAGCATTCAGGACCAACGGCTATCAATTCACCATGATTCACACCCTTTTGTACACGGGCACTCTCACTCGCACCGCCCAAGATTATGCCGCCGTCACTAACAGCTTCTTTAACCACCTGTTTAATTAGTATTCGATACCCCCTTGGGATAATCGGCAAATCAACTTCACTTAAACCATCTTTAATCAACTTCATTTAGAGTCTTCCTCTTTTAGTAAAAATTCATAACTGCTCATCAGTGTAGCAACTTCGCTCTTGTTAACCACAACACCAATTGCACGAATATATTCATTTGCTCGCAATATGCTTGCTTTTAGTGTTTCAGGTGATTCATTAACCATTTCTTCTTGATTTCCCAGTGATTCAAAGAATGTTTCTTTTACATCTAATGAATGTTCACTGAGCATTTCCATCACTTTCACTGTTACTGGATGGTTGAACCAATCCTTTAAGTCGAGATTCGTTATCTGATCGTAATGAGGCCTGCTTGTTAAGTTCGTACTGTCTGTCATTTTTCAATCTCTCTTCGAGTTGTTGAGTGTCTTTAATGTTGTTATCTTTCATTTGCTGTTGAAGTTTTAACAATGAATCTCTTTCATTCTTATCAACTTCAGACAAATTCTTCATTGATTCTGATTCTAGTTTGTCTAGCTCTGCTTGTAATTTTTGTTGCTCTATTTGCACTCGTAGCTGTTCGTTCTGTGCTTTCATTAGTGCCGCTTGACCTTTCATTGCCTCGGCTTCACTCATTGTTTGCATGGCTTGGGCTTGCATTTCCTGCAATGGATCAGGCTGGCCACTCTCAACAGGTGCTAATAAGCTATCCACATCTTGAACGCCGATAGCTTCCAACCAATTCCCGTAAGCAACGCGAGCATTAAGAGCAGGATTTTGTAATGACTGATCTTTAATAAGAGTTGTTCTTGCTATACGTTCTTGCTCACTGCCTTGGGTTGGGTCAGCTGTCATAGATATATCTAGTGTCTCGCTTGAATAATCCTTAGTCCAATCTGCTTGATCATCGTCTAAGATTCTAAAATACTCATCTTGAGTAAGATACTCGGCTTGTAATTCATATATTCGTTTTATCTCATCAGTTAAACCACTGAACACACGAACCATTATGCTATTAGGCTTGATCATTGCCTGTTGTAATCTAGCTAGATACATTTCAGCCGCTTCATTAGGTTGAGCATCAACGCCAGCTGCTTGTGTTAGTGTTCGAGCTTCCTGTTTTAAAACCTCAACGAATTGAAATAGTACAGGGCTTGGGCCATTAAATGGGAAATTCACAATGTCATTTGATAGGGGATTCGTTCCACTGGATTCAATAGAAGTAAATGAACCCATGGTCGCCGATATCTCGCCTTTGCGTTGTCTATTGCCACCTCTCGCCCCGCTATTACCACCACTGCGAATAAATCCAGAAGACAAGCCAGTGTTTTGTAATGTGGCACCATCAACCACTTGGTTAGTACTTGTATTAATAGCGTGGAATGTCGGAGCTAATAACATACCCCAGCCTGCACCCATGAAACCATCAAAGCCGTTTAAGAATCTTTTCATTGTAAAGAATTCTTCAGCTTTAATTTCACTTACTTTCTTTTCTTTGTTTAGCTTAATATCGTCAATGTCAAACCTTGGCACAATCGATACAATCTTACTGTTCTGTTTCTCAATGGTGACAATGTAAGGCTCTGAAAATCCATCATCATCAAGATCTAGCCATGTATGTGACTCGGTAAAGTCTACCTCAGTTGTTTCTTTCTCGTATCCGTCTACATCAATTTCAATGAATTGGCCTGTGTTCATCGCTCGAACGACATCATTCTTACTCATTGAATAATCAAATGATTTGGTTTGAACTTCATCAAATGACTGTGCGCTATGATCACAAAACAGCTTATCAGGCATTATCAAATAAGATTCGCGTTTGTTTTCAAATGCTGATTGTTTGGTTAACTTGAAGGTGGTTCCAACAATTGGCAATACATATAATTCTTGATCAACCTTGTCACGCCATCCTTTAATGCCTACGGTCAGATCATAATTAATCATGGTCTTAACACGGTCGGCCCTGTCTTGTTTTTCAGTGCTAAGCTTAGACTGTGGCTGTATTGGTTGGCCTTGTTGCTGCATTTGTGCTGCTATCTGTTTAATCTGCTGTTGATTCCCTTGATTAATCTCAATCTCTCGCCCGTCCGGTGTAGTTATATACTGGATAGTTCTTTCTTTACCAACGATCTTAGCTTTGCATATATTTTGACGCTCTAATACAGCTGGTGTGGCTCGTGCGCTGAAATCAACGGCCGCTTCTAGCACATACGAGCATACAAGATTGCTGGCTCCCTCAAATGGAAATGTTTTCTTTGCATGTTCCGGTTCAAGCTTAGCTAGCATGACAGCTTCTTTATATCTCTTTAACCAATCAGACATTGAGGCTTTATCTTTCTGTATAATTCCCTCGATATCCATAGCTATTACACCAAGATCAATATCCAGATCTTCGGCCGCTGCTGCAATGTTGTCTCTATGTTCGAGTATATTTTCAAGACCTTTTGTTGACCCGTCTTCTAATTCTTCTGCTGTCTGAATGCTTGGCGTGTTCATATTAATAACCTGTATGCTGTGAGCGTGTATTTTTAGTCGTCGCTTGTGGTTGTTCTATACTAACATATCGTGCAAATGTCAATGCTAATCCGTCGCCTATGTCAGGAGACTTAACACCGCGTTTCTTTGCATCCTCTTTGCGCTCTAAAACATACTGACCTAATGGGTTGTATTTATATTGCAATGAACATATATCGGTCTTCAATGCTGGGTCATTAGGTATTGACACATTCATAGAAAACCAATCTTTCATATTTAGCCACATTTCCGATCGTTTGTTGGCTGCTTCAATTAGTCCCGACTTGGAGCCAAACTGAATGCCGTAGACCATATCAAACTGTTCTGCAAGTTGATCGACAACACCAGCGCCAAGGCCCCCTTCATCGACATGAATCGCACTAACTTTTCTATCTAAACCTAGGACCAGCTGTGTAACAAATCCGGCTACCTCAGTTGTGCTCTTGTTCTGAAGTACATAGGGTTCAAATACAACGCGACCTTGCCTCAATACAATTGCTGTTCTGTCATCGCCAAATCTTGCAGGGTCAACACCAATAATCAAAGGTTGTCGTTTGTCGTCTAGCTCATCAGGCCTTTGCCTCATAGCTTTATCAACATCAATGGCACTTACTAATGAGTTACTAACAGACGCGTCATAATCAATATCGATTTCTTGAGCGACAATAACTGGGTCAAGTTCTGCGCATTGTTTGCGGTACCAAGCCTCAGTCTTACGAGGATCATCACGCCAATTAAATGTGAATACTGGTATATTTCCGCCAAACCGCTTCCTATAGAAAGGATTACCATTGCCGTTAGGTGTTGATATATCTATTTTAACATCAGAGTTTTGTGATAGTGCCGCCTCGATTCGCTCTGGCCTTTCATAGAATGCCGATTCATCTTTAAGGTATATTGAGCTACGACCACCACGGCCAATATTATCACCAGCCTCACCAGTGATAGTTGATCCATTAGCTGGGTTAGTGAACTTCATAAATCTAGCGTGATCCCTATCATCAAATGATCTAGGTCTAAATATCTTGGGTAACTGTCTAATAATGATACGGATCTTTTCAAATATAGAATCAGGGTTGCCCATATCATCAACAAGAGATTCTTTACGAGAACCCCAGCTAATGCTTTGCCCTTCATGAAATATAAATAGCCATACACTAAACGCACAACCAAGCCAAGTTAGGCCACAGTCACGTGTTTTCTCAATAAGCCCATTAGAACGATTGGCCCATTTTTCATGTAACCATATGATTAATTCTTCCTGCTTTGGAAACAGAATAAACGGAATATTTGACGGAGTAACGCGTGGGTCATAGGTCATCATCCAGTCGTTAATAAAATCGACAGCCCCTTGCCCTGAGCTAGCATAATGAACTAAGCAAGCATCATAAATCTTTGGATCTGATTTAATTTTGTTTAGCTTATCAATACGTTTTTTAAATACTGACTTGATATCAGTCATTACAATTAGCTTGATAGATGTCAGCGGCATCTTTAGTAGATGTTTCGGTATCAATAGTACCTACACCAACTGCACTTACATTGACATCAGTAACCTGCTTATCTTTGTAACCTAGAATATTAGTAGAAATAAACTTCGCAAAGTTCTCTTTATAGCTACCGTTTAGCGTGTTTGCTACAATGATATTGTCTTGAAACTCTTTAGCTAATTGATACGTCGCCGAAAATTCTGGATATTTATAGACACCATCAGTATTTTTAGTAGCCCAATCTCTCATTGTACTGGACGTTACACCAATATAAGCCGCGAATCCTGACATAGTAGGAAAGTCTACTGCTACCCTAGCCATTATCAGTTCACCCCTATTATCATAAATCTTCTTTTCTTCAGAAGGCTTTACGTCGAAATATTCATACATCATTTCAGGGAATTCTGGGCGGTACTTGGAAGGTCTACCTACACGAGCTGCTGCTTTGCACTCTGCGTGTATTTGTTTGAATGTTTTTTTCTTGGCTGGTTTCTTAACTGGCTTCTTTTTAGCTTTAGCCTTAGCTTTCTGAGTATCTTCACTCATGTCTTTACCCTGTTTAGTTATCTATTAACTACGTGCAATATAATACTAATCAGGGTGTTTGTAAAGTTTATGGTTTATATATAGTGTTTTGTTTACCCTTTAAACTTATATTCAAATACGACTGAGATTGCGTTGGCCATTGATAGTGCTGATACTCTAATGTCATTTATTTCAAATGATATAGTGGGTGACACCAGCGGCAATAATTGCGATTCATAATCAGCGTAGCAATCACCGCCTAACACCGATAAATCGTAGCCATAAACACCACCACCGTACATGCCTAGTATAACATTTTTGCTTATTGGTAGTGTAAATTTCTTTGCTATAAATGCGCTTTGTACATGATGTGAATTTTTAAATGTGCCGGCATAAACGTCATTGTAACTTAACCCAATCAAATCAATATCTTCATTTAGATCAACATGGACAAATTTATTGTCAATATAGTCGCAAAACTTGCTTGCGCCGATGTGAGTCGTACTTGAGCTATAAAACGCTGTGATTGATGCGTGTGATTGAGAAACTAGTAGTAGTAGAATTAAATATTTCATGTTTGCCCTTAGAAGGGGCTATTAACCCCATATTTATTTGCCTTTCTTA